GTCTCCGAAATTAGCGTTTACGATTACTTGAGTGTTATCAATTTTGATTTGGTCATCATTTAAAAAAGCGTTGATTGTGTTTTGAGTGATTTTTTTCATTGTGTTAGGTTTATTTGATTTTTAGGTTGGTGATGTGTTCGTATTTGTTATAAAGCTCAATAATTGCTTTTTCTTTGTCTTCTGCTCTTACTTTGGTACTAATAAAGTGAGTTTTGCCGATTGCTCCCAATAGTCTACCATTAAAAGAAAAATAAAAAGTTTGTTTTGTTTCATCCATTAGCTCGGCAATAGATTCCGCCAATGCTTGTTTGCTATTAGAAGTAAAAACAATGCCGCCCCCGTAATGTTTGGCTTTGTATCTTTTGCCCCCTATTGTTTGGGCTTTGTTTACTGCTATTTCGTATTCGTAGTGAGTAGGGAAATTAAAAGGGCTACAATTCTTCGAAAGCATTTTAGCCTCTTCTTTGTCTTGTTCGGTTACTAAGTTAAGAAAGTGTACAACGTAACGGGAATTTCCATCGTTGTCACAATCAACTCTTAATAGTTCGAAATCAGTTTGTGTTTGTGTGTTTGTCATTGTATTAGGTTTAAAAGTTATTGTTTTTCCTTTTGTACTCATTAAATAAGACGCTAAACTGAATAGGGTCATTTTTACGGATTTTGTTTAGTTCTTTGTCAGTTAAGCAAAATTGCTTTTTTGTTACTTTCTTTTTTTTGTTTGTGTGTGTCATGTTATTAGGTTTTATTTTTTGTAATTAGTTAACTCTTGCCATATTGTTAACGCAAGGGTATAAACTAAGATACCGCCAATGAATAGGCTAATAAGTTCTAAGATTGAAATGTGTGTCATGTTTATTTTATTTTAGTGATTAAATAATCAGATACAAGTCTTGCAAAGTTCCCCATGATAATAACAAAGAGAACCAATTGCCATACTAAAAGAAAGTTGCTTAGGTATTGCATTGTTTAGGGTTTTATTGATTAGATAGATTTATTTAACTTTTGATCAAAGATTGGTTGGAACGTATCACGATCGTTTTTGTTCATTGCATAGATTACATCATTGTATTGATAATACTCATTACCTCCCTTTGTACCAAATGCGTCATATTCGGGTGCACCATAACCGAAAGTGTAAAAGTTAATTACCTTTCTTTTACGTTGTAATTCAGCTCTTGACATTGTGTTAAAGTTTTGTTTTGTCTTTGTCATTTTGTAGTGTTTTGGTTAAATGATAAGGCTAAGATAAGTACCAAATATTAAATAAACAAAAAAAAGATAAAAAAATATTAAATTATTTTCGGTCTATATTTAGACCGATGGTAAACTTATTTGACTATGCTTATATTCTCCGTATGTATTATATAATACATATACTTTATATAATATATACAATAAATAATAAAATATATATTGTATTATTAATTATATAATATATAATAAAAGAAATAATGTATATTATAATAAATAGGGACTACTTTACCAAAGTGTGTAGCTATTAATTATCGGTGTGTGTGTTATGTTCCGTAAATGAGACACGAACTAATTGTATGCATAAATATAGTACCAATTACAGCCCAATAAGTACCTTATTTAACATAATGGTAATTATAAGACTTTCCCGTACTTGATTAATAGTGTTTTATGTATGTTTATTTTATTTAATACTTGTATAGGGTACCCCCTAGGCACTTTATTCGTGTAATCAATGGTGCAACGCCGATGTGCCCTTCACATTTTTGATATAAAACATTGTTTTCACCAATTTTAACTTTTGTATTGTTGTTTTGGTATAATAGTTGTAGCTTTGACTTCGTTAGGTGGCAGAATGGAAATTGCTATTAAGTGAAGGTTCTGGACTTCGCAATAAAATTTAGTATATGCAGGTTCGATTCCTGCCCTAACTCTAATTTAATGATATGAAAGATACTTGTGCAAAAAGAAACTATAAGTGCAAATGTGGTTGTGTGATGGAAGATTATGTATGGGCCTCAGAAATACGAACTCATAAGGTGGCTTGTTTCAAGTGTGGCAATACGCTTAGTTTTGACCAAATCAAGGTAGATAAGGTAGTGAGTATTGTGTCTATTAGAACGCCAACCAAAAACCGATAATATGAACGCAGAGTTTAAGGATATAACGAAAGAAGCATTTATCATTGCTTATAGGGAGAATTTTGGAAATATTACCATAGCTTGTCAAGCGTGTGGGATTAGTAGGACTATGTATCAGAATTGGATGAAGAATGATACTGAGTTTAAAAAGGCTTTGGCTGAAATAGAGCCAGAGGAGATTATGTTGGATTGGGGGGAGCATAAGTTGATGGAGAGGATTACCAAGGGTGATACTTTGGCTACTATGTTCTTGTTAAAGACTAAGGGCAAGAGAAGAGGGTATATCGAAAAGACTGAGGTTGCTCATGAAGGGGATGTGGTTAAGCAGATTACGGTTAACGTAGTGAAGCCATCAGAATTACCTAACTTGCAGAAGCAGCTCGATGGAGATGAAAATATAATAAACTTCGATACTCAGAAAGATAACAGCTTTACTGTTCCAGCCACATTGGCTTCCGAGGTACCAGAGATTCCATTATATGACCATAGCAAAGGTGAGTTGTTAGATATGAACGACCAAGATGAGTTCGAGGAGTAGGTATGTTCCCGACATCAATGTCGGAGACATCTATCAACTTTTTTATAAAATGTCGATAGAACGTTAATAGAACGTTGATAGGATTGATTGATAAATGACCTTTTATTGATTGATAAAGTTTTCTATTGGTAAACTTTGTGTCACAAATATTTGAAAAATTGTCACATAATCTGCATGAAATTTTCCAATAATTCATGCAAAATAGATGCAATTGAATATAAATAAGCGCAAAAGTGCAATATTATACTCTTTTAGATATAATTGTAACATAAATGCACTAAATATGTTACATAATGTGTCATAAAAGGCACTTTTTGACTTATGTTTGTTCGATATAAGTCACATTAGGGCCTACCCTATATAAAACCAAAAAGTACTAACTTCGTTTTTACCAAGCCAATTTTTTAATTTTTTCCTAATGCCCTATGAACGTAACCACAAACATCGTTTTCGAAATACTGCAAAACAGCCAAAAAAAAATATCTGTTATGCAAGGCGGAACAAGGTCTGGCAAAACCTACAATGTATTGACCTGGTTTATCGTAAAATTGTTACAAGAAAAAGGGAAGACACTAACTATCTGCCGTTCATCGTTGCCATCCATAAAAGGCTCAGTAATGAGAGACTTTATAGAAATTCTGTCGAAATATGGCCTATACTCAGAAGAAAAGCACAACAAGTCAGAAAATCTTTACTTCTTAGGAGGCAACACCGTAGAGTTTGTCTCTACAGACCAGCCGCAAAAAATAAGAGGTCGTAAAAGAAACTATCTGTTCATTAACGAGGCCAACGAGGTGAACTACGAATCTTGGATGCAGTTAGCACTAAGAACCACAGATAAGATTGTAATTGACTATAACCCTTCAGATTACTACTCTTGGATTTACGATAAGGTAATAACCAGAGAAGATACTGACTTTACTATCACTACCTACAAAGACAATCCATTCCTTGAGAAATCTTTGGTGGAGGAGATTGAGAGACTAAAGGATGCCGACCATGAATATTGGAGAGTTTATGGTTTAGGTGAAAGAGCAATATCAGAGGCAACTATTTATACCCATTGGAAACGCAGACGAAACTTCCCAGAAGGAGGGGAAATATTTTATGGACTGGATTTTGGCTACAACAATCAAACCGCACTGGTGCGAATCAAACACTTCGACAATGAGATGTTTGTGGAGCAACTCATCTACGAAACTAAAATGTCTACCTCACTACTCATCGATAGGTTAAAGTCTTTTGGCTTTGACAAGCGTACAGAGATATTTGCTGATGCTGCTGAACCAAAGACCATAGCTGAGATTAATAAGGCTGGATTTAGCCTTAAATCGGCCGTTAAAGATGTTTTTGCTGGTATCAACAAGGTAAAATCATTTCCGTTGATAGTTAAAAGCG